TGTGAACATGTAGACGAAGTAGAAAATCTTGCGATTGAATACGCTACTCAATTGTTCAACTGCAAGTTTGCTAATGTTCAGCCACACTCAGGAGCAAATGCTAATTTAGCAGTATTCAAGGCATTCTTGACACCCGGCGATGTTATTGTAGGTATGGATTTGGCTAGTGGCGGGCATCTAAGTCACGGCGCTAAAGTGAATGCTAGTGGCAAATGGTTCAACGCACATAGCTACGGTGTTGATGACAATGGACTGATTGACTATGATAGTGTTGCTGAATTAGTAGCTCAAGTAAAGCCCAAAATGCTTATTGCTGGTGCAAGCGCATATAGTCAAGTAATCGACTGGAGAAAGTTCCGTAAGATTGCTGATAGTGTCGGTGCCATTCTACTTGCTGATATAAGTCACTATTCGGGATTGATTGCAGCAGAAGAATACCCAAATCCATTCCCTCATGCACATGTCGCAACGACTACTACGCACAAGACACTACGTGGCCCTCGCGGTGGAATGATTCTATGGAATGACGAATCTTACAATAAGAAGATTAACGGCGCGGTATTTCCTGGCACTCAGGGCGGCCCATTGATGCACATTATTGCAGCAAAAGCACAGTGCTTTCACGAAGCACTACAGCCTGAATTCAAAGTTTACGCAAAGCGCATTAAGATAAATGCAAATGCTATGGCAAGAACTTTCTTAGATGCAAATGTTGATATTGTCAGTGGCGGAACACATTGTCACATGATGACTATCAACCTAAACAAAGAAAAGTATAGCGGTAGAGAGTTTGCTGACTTGCTTGAACAGAACGGCATCACTGTCAATAAGAATGGAGTACCTAACGATACTAGAGGCTTTATTGAAACCAGCGGAATACGAATCGGTGTAGCAGCAGAGACAACAAGAGGTCATGACGAGCGCTGGTTCAAAGAATTAGCTGAACGTATAATCAATCTGCTACGAAATGGAGACTAAAAAACGCTTTGCTTGGTTACCTAAAAAAGTAACTAGCGGAAAGCTAGTTTGGCTAGACACATATTACGAAAACATACAGTTCTATGACCCAAGCACAGGTAAACCTCCCGCAAGCGGTTTTTGTTTTGTTTATACTGAAACCAAATATGAAATGATAATTAGATTACTAACAAAAGAAAATGATAGGGGAATATGAATGAGCAAGAATCAATATAATTTAACAACAAAAACAGATTACCTTAATCGCAAGATGTTTCTTGACCCCGCTGGCCCTGTAACTATTCAGCGATTTGAAGAAGTCAAGTATCAGAAGCTACAAAAAATTGAACAATCAGCCCGTGGATTCTTTTGGGTTCCAGAGGAAGTTAATCTTTCTAAAGATGCTAATGATATGAAGGATGCAAGTGAGGCTGTTGCTCACATCTTTACCAGCAATGTTCTTAGACAGACTGCACTTGACAGTTTGCAGGGCAGAGCACCAGCACAAGTCTTCACTCCAGTGTGTTCTATCCCCGAACTTGAAGCTATTATGAGCAACTGGAGTTTCTTTGAGACTAACATTCACTCTCGTTCATACAGCCATATCATTCGCAACATCTATAATGTACCGAAGGAAGTGTTCAACACGATTCACGATACTCAAGAAATCATTGATATGGCTGCAAGCATCGGTGATTACTATGATAAGCTACACACTATCAATTGTAAGAAAGAAATTGGTATTGACATTCCTGAGCAAGAGCATATCAACGCAATTTGGTTAGCTCTACACGCCTCATATGCACTTGAAGCGTTTCGCTTTATGGTATCGTTCGCTACAAGTCTTGCAATGGTTGAGAACAAGATTTTTATGGGCAATGGCAACATCATCAGTTTGATTCTACAAGACGAACTCTTGCACAAAGAGTGGACTGCTTGGATGATCAATCAAGTTGTTAAAGAAGACCCTCGCTTTGCTAAGGCTAAGATTGATTGTGAACCAGAAGTACGTAAGATTTACGAAGATGTGATTCGTGAAGAAAAACAATGGGCTGACTATCTGTTCAAGAAGGGCCCGGTTATCGGACTTAATGCTGCAATTCTACGAGACTTTGTTGATTACACTGCGGTAGACGCACTTAAGCAGATTGGCATCAAGTACTGGAATCCAGCACCAAAGAATACTCCTATTCCTTGGTTCAACAAGCATAGCGATACCAGCAAAAAGCAGACAGCATTACAAGAGTCCGAATCTACAAGTTACGTCATCGGCGTAATGTCAGACTCATTAGACTACGAAGCACTACCAGAATTATAAGGAGAAAAAGAATGAAAGCAATTGTATGGTCAAAGGATCACTGCCCTTATTGTGTGCAGGCAAAAACACTTCTATCACAGAAAGGTATTGAATTTGAAGAAAGAAAGATTGGTGACGGCTGGACAAAGGAACAACTATTAGAAGCAGTTCCTGACGCACGTACCGTACCTCAGATTTTCCTCAACGATGAACTCGTTGGTGGATTCACAGAACTTCGTGCTAAGTTTTTAGCAGAAGCAGCATAAGAAAGAAGGAATATGACTATTAAAGTTGGAGAAACCTATACATTCAAGCTTACGAGCGGTGAAGAAGTTGTAGGCAAAGTTACCGCAGTTGAAGATCATCTTGTATCTTTACAGGATCCTGTTTCAGTTGCGCCAGGACCTCAGGGTTTGGGATTGATGCAGAGTATGTTTACCGCAGATCCGAAGGATTCTGCAAGACTAAATATTAATAACGTAACTATCTTTGCATTAACAGATTCAAGTGTTAAGGCAAAGTATATTGAGGCTACTACTGGTCTAGTAGTACCTGATAAGAAGTTAATTTTAGGATGATATATGGCCAAACTCAGTAGAAAAGACGATGCTAACGCAGTAGGCGGAAAGATTGTCCGTGGCGCGAGAACTGTATTTGCTAACAACATCGCAGTAGGATTGGATGTTAGTGATATTACTTCTCACGGTAAAAACAAACATAAAGCTGCCAAAACAAACGGTGGTAGCCCGTCTGTATTTGCCGAAGGCTCCGCAGTTCTACGAGTTGGGTCAGGAACTTCTTGCGGGCACAAAATAACGCAGGGTAGTCCTAACGTATATGTGCCTTAAGGAATAACATGGCTGACTCAGGTAAACAAAGTCCATTAGGAATCAATGTAGTTGGTTCTTATCTACAAAATCAGGGACTAACTATCAACCCTGTCGCCGCTTCATATATGGGTGCAAGCAAGACTAACTCTGACTACACATTTGGTAGCTTAGTTAGTAGCACCGCATTGAGCATGTTAACGTATGCAATCAATGACGGGTATAATAGAGGTCAACCTAGGTCTGTATTTCCTAATGGTACTACTCTTGGGGCAGCTAGTTTAATCACCGGGTGTCCTTACGAAATTTTGAAGTTGAACAATGACACATTGACAGCTACAGCTATTACTCCGGGTGAGATATATAAAATTGCAAGCATAGGAACAGGTTCTCCAGTTAATGCAGGATCGTTTGTAATAGGTCAGACATATGGCATAAAAACTGTAGGTACTACGAACTTCACTCTTATAGGTGCATCAAGTAATACGGTTGGTGTTGTGTTTACTGCAACTGGTATTGGTTCTGGTTCCGGCGATGCTTTTCTTAACCCTACAGATTTTACTTTAATTGGTGCAAGCAGTAATACAGTTGATACTGTGTTTACGGCAACCGGAGTAGGCACAGGGACAGGCACTGTTACCTATAATGGTACATTGCCTGTAGTTGCTATCACACCTGGTAAACTATATCAAATTAAAACTGTAGGTTCTACTGATTTTACCGATATCGGTTCACCTAATAATACTGTAGGTACAATATTTACTGCAACCGGAGTCGGAATAGGAACCGGAACTGTTACAGGTGGCATTACTGATTTCACTAAAGTAGGTGCTACTAAGGTAACCGCTGGCAATTTCATTCCCGGAGAAAAATATATTATCTTTACGTTGGGCAGCACTAATTTTACTTCTATCGGTGCAAGCGGCAACACAGTAGGATTGATTTTTACTGCGACCGGAGTAGGTACAGGGACAGGTGAAGCAATAACCGTTAACTTTACAGCGACCGGTACTGGAACAGGCACCGGAACAGTGTCATCTATTTCTACTCTCACTAACACAGCTTATAATAATCTGATTAGCATAGGCGCAAATACTATTCCTGCATTAGGTAATGCAAAGCCTCCTACTTACGTTGTAGAAGATCCTTCAGGTATTTGGACAGACACCGCGGTTGAATATGGTATAAGCCAGGGTGAATCTGAAAGTCTTCCGGGTCCTGCAACTAGTGGGTATGGTGAAACAGGCGTCACTGGGCAAGGTCAAGAAGCAACTTGGTTACCATATAATACTACGAATCCTAATAGCTCAGTAACACAATGGGGATATCTCAGACTTCACGCATTACAAGCGTGGAACGAATTTAATTGGAATGGTACGGAAGTCTCGTTGTCAAACCCTGAATACAAAGAATTTCTGTCTTCCTTCACATCAGCACAATCATTCATTGACTATAATAATCAAGCTATCATGACTAATCAAAATTCAAAAACGTTTTTAGATGGTTCATACAGCAATATGGATGATTTGATAAGCGCGGATATATATGGTATAAGCTTAGCAAATACTCTTTTTGGAACTGATTTAGAAAACTTAGGAAAAGTAATCAACTTATCTAGGATTGATAGTTTTGGATTACCGTCTGTGTTGCTACAGACTTTGGGCGAAAACAATGCAGTGGTGCAAGATTTAGTGCTTGCGTTGCTATCGTCTGGCCTAGAAAGTTCAGAAGTTCAAGGATTGATTTCTGGAAGTATCACTACACCTACAGTAGAGCAAGAACAGCAGATATACAGTGCTTTCTTGATTATAATCGGTGAGAATCTAGAAGAAGTATTAGCACCTCTGCAATGTACTACTCAAGGTTTAGATAGCTTAGCTGATTTGCTTGACGTTAAGAAGCTATTTCCTAATAGCTATGAGTCATTGACAGTTCCTAAATATAATAGCGAGTTGGGTCTACCTACAAACAGCAAAACTTATTATCCTATATATTTATCCGGCGGCGTAAACCCAGCATTGACTACTCCAGACATGAATGATTATGTAGGGACCCAAACACCTAACCGTCCCCCAAATATCACTAGAAATCCTAGCGTTAGTGCAAATAACATTAGCTCACCTAAAAAAGGATTTGGGTCGTATCTTTTTGATATTTTACCAAAACAACAAGCAGTGGCGTCAGGTGCATTCTCTTTTACAATGCGTCAAGTGAAGAACATAGATCGTGTTGATATTAAAAACTTTTCAAGAGCCGTAAAATCAATAGAAAATACCAGAAGCCTAAACTTAGTTAACGGAACCAGTAAGCCAACTAACGATGAAGCTATTGCAAATGTACAGACAAAAGAAGCTTTGGGTTCGGGCCCTTACGGCACTTATACTATGTCTGACTTCTTTGGGTGTATGTCCGGCTTGCCCTATGCTTGGCAAAATATCTATAACAATTTAGCTCAATTAGAAACTTCGGAATTATACAGATTGTATAAAGAATTATATCTGGCAGTGTCATGGGAGCCTGCAAAACTACGAGTACAATATACAGGTAGTCCAGGAAGTTATACTGTTACCGGAGTCACGATTGTTGACGGTGGCGGCGGATATGGACGAGGAGGCGCACCTGCTCCTACTATCACGTTATCAAATGGTGGAACAGCAGTAGCGACTATCGGCACTGATACGGCTGCTGCCGGATCTAATGGAACTGGAGCGTTCGGTAGAGTGACTACTGTAGCATTAACTTCCCCTGGATCTACCTCTTCTTCAATTCCTACTGTTACTATTCAAGCTCCTCCTACATCAACAAGTGGCGGAACAAATACTGCTTCGGGTACTACCGGCTGGGCAACTACTATGAGCACCGTAGTGCAGAATTACATTGACCTAGCTAACGCAGAAATAGATGCTATTTTTGCAACTAACAATGATGCAATTAGGTTACTAAACACTTATTGGAATGTTTTAGGCAGTCAGTTAGCAATAGAGCAACGATCCAGATATATCGGTTTATCTCCTGTACCCGTACCTAAAGATCCGCTTCTTAATCCTTACCCCACTTCAATCAACAATTTTGTCGATAACATATCTACTATCGCACAAGATACTAGACCGCATATGGCTGCACAAAGTCTAGAATCAATCTGTAACCTAAACACTTTAGGGGGACAAAGCACAGTAGCACTAATGAGACAAGAACGAAATCAACAGAGGCTTAATAGTGCAGGTATACCACTGGATACTAATATCTCCGGCGCAATGTCCAGTATGGATCAAAAAACTCTTACTACTAACAACACTATTGCAGCAGGGATAAACAATGTTATTGAAAGTCCTATAATCACTTTAATCAATGCTTCACCTGAGGTATACGGAAACGTTACTAATGGTGTAACAGGCTTCACTAATCCAGCTTGGAGTGTTAATGAATTTGAAGGACAAACTCTATCTCCAGTACCGAGCGGAGTATATATTCCTTCAGACACTAATCTATTAGGCGAATTTATTCCGGCATTATCTGACAGCCTAGGCGGCGTTATCATTCTGGACGGCAATCCTCCCCCAAATACTGCCAGGGGCGATATCAGTCCTATTCTGAACGGTGAACCAGTTCCGGTAGTTAATACATTTGTTCCCACCTCGTTTGACCCTATTGCCCCTTCGAGAATTGTCACAATTACAGCCCCTAACCAACTTGATACAAATGTTCCTTTTAACCTAGACCCGGACTACACCAGTAGTACAATGCTACCGGCTTCGTATTCAATCAATGAAGCAATTGATAAGGTTATTGAGTGTAACTGTGATTGTTGGGTAGATTAAAATAATCCTACCTCATTTTTGACAGATAACTAAGTGTGTACTACATAGGAGTTTAATTTGTCATATTTATTTACCAGCGAAAGCGTTTCAGAAGGTCACCCAGATAAAGTTGCTGATGCTATCAGCGACGGAGTGTTAGACATGTTTATGTCCAATTTGGACCCATCATTAAGATGTGCGTGTGAGACATTAGTTACTACCAACTCAGTTATTGTCGCTGGAGAATACAAGGGCGAGATTGATCCGCTTGATTTAGACTATATCGTTAGAAAAGTTATCAAGAATGTCGGTTACGAGCAAGAAGGCTTTCACTGGCAGGACGTAAATATCGTAAATCTAATGCACGGACAGAGTCCTGACATTGCGTTAGGTACAGATGACTTTGGTGCAGGAGATCAAGGGCTAATGTTCGGTTATGCGTGTAACGACACTGATACATACATGCCAGCAGCAATCTATTATAGTCATCGCATTGTAGAAGCACTGGCTCATCTTAGAAAGAATGATAAGCAAGTTTGGCTTGGACCTGATGCAAAGAGTCAAGTCACTATTGAGTATGATGACGATAATAAAATCAAGAGAATTGCAAAAATTGTTTGCTCATCGCAGCATCATGCGGGTATGGATATCGTTGCTGTTCGTGCAAGTATTGAACAAATTATTCGGTCGGTGTTGCCAGCTGAATTTATTGACAAGGATACTGAATTCTTAATCAATCCAACTGGACGATTCGTTGTTGGTGGTCCTGTAGGGGACACCGGCTTGACTGGTCGTAAGATTATTGTAGATACATACGGTGGCTATTCACCACATGGCGGCGGGGCATTCAGTGGTAAAGACCCTACAAAGGTTGACCGCAGCGCAGCTTATATGGCTCGCTATCTCGCTAAGAATATCGTAGCTGATGGGCAAGCAGATTGGGCTACTGTGCAACTTAGCTATGCAATCGGCATCAAAGAACCTACGAGTGTCTATGTAGATAGCAACGGCGACAGCAGAAAGCTTGAGCAATACATTCGTGATAGCGTAGACCTAACTCCTAAGGGCATCATTGATAAATTTGATTTGTTTAGACCGATCTACTCATCTACTACAAATTATGGACATTTTGGAAAATCGTTCCTACCCTGGGAAAAAACTGATCTTTTTGGTTGACACGGATACCCAAAACTGATATAACAGTTAAATAGAGAGCAACGAAAGGCTTTATGTATGTCTACTCCTAAAACTGTTCTTATCGGTGATCGTGTTCGTTACGAATCTGCTGCTGGCACGATCCGCGGTGAGGTTGTCAAAATCATGCAAGACCGCAATGCAGCGGGAAATATGATTGACTGGATTTATGTTGAGTATTACAACGAGAAGTCCCCAAGCAAGTATTCTATTGCTCGTCTTGCTGATACTTCTCTTGAAATGATGAAGTTTGTCGTTACTTTCCGTGACATTGATATTCAGATTGCTCGTGGTGAAAAGGTTGCTGCATAATGTGGACTCTTGCAAAAGTTCTTAACGGCTTTGCCGATCTTCCTAATGAAAAGTTTCATACGTTCGCTATCAAGCGTGATGGTGAAGTTGTAGGTCAGCTTAAGTGGACATATCGTCCTAAGAATGCTGGTGGTTATGCCTGGCAGGGAAAACTATTCAACAGCAAGAAGCACTTTGGTATGGATGTTTCGTTCTTTGATAAAAACAAAAAGAACGTGCTTGAGTGGTTCAAGACATCTTTTACACAAGACACAGATTTAAACTTCGGTTCGATAAGTCATATATTCCATACAATAGAAGCGCCGGCGACTAGGAATAAGTAATAGAACGACAAAGGAAATATTGATGGATTTGAATAGCATGGGTGCAGGTAAAAAGCTAATTGCACAACTGGTTAAAGATGGTAACATCAAGCGCATGGGCTGGACAAGACAGCAACAACAAGAGTTTATCAATAAGCAAAAAAACTCGGAAACACCAAACACGAGAAACAAGTGAGCGACGATAAAAATAAGAAAGCTAAACGCTTACAGCGCACAGCAAACGCAATCAAAAAGCAAGTGCGTATTGCTAAATCGCTGGGTACAACACATCCACATAATCAGCCCCATCGTTACGCAAAGCGTCATGCCCTAGACTGCGGCAATCCTAAATGCCAAGTGTGTCATTCAGAAAAAGTTTTCGGTAAACCTACCTTCCAAGAACAACGTTTTGCACAAGGTTGCAAAACTGATGCCCAAAATCTTTGACAATCCTCTAACTACGTGTTATAAATTAATCTTTAACAACAAGGAGACCTATGTATGGTTAAGATGATTATCGCCTTTATCGCACTTTTTCTTATTTTCTTTTCGTATTGCTAAGGTTGCTGTTCTCGCCGGTCTTATGGCCACGACTGCTGCATGTACTCGTATTGAAACTGGTGAAGTTGGTGTCCGTCGTTCTTTCGATAAGACGATTGAGACCACTGAACTACAGCCTGGTTCAATCAATCAGACTATTTGGGGTGAAGTTCTCACTTTCCCTACTAAGGATGTTCAGGTTGACATCGCTGACCTAACTCCTCTTGCAAGTGACAACTCTACTGTCGCTGACTTTGATATGTCAGTAATCTACTCAATTAATCCGACTAGCGTTGCTGAATTGTACATTGAAAAGAATCGCGGCTTCCACGCTGAAAACGAAGATGGTGATACTCTTTTGATGTATAACTACATTCGTCAGCTTGGTCGTAACGCTGCATACAAGGTTGCTCGTCGTTACGAATCGTTGAAGATGGCAGACAATCGTGCTGAAATGGAACAGCTTATCCGTCAGGAAGTCGTAGCACAGCTTGCTAATGAGAAGCTTGAAGGTGCTATCACTGTCTCGCAGGTTCTCGTTCGTCAGGTAAAGCCTGCTGCTAACATCGTAGCATCAGCTAACCTCTTGGTTGAGGCACAAAATGCTGAAAAGCAGAAGCAGGTTGAAGTTCGTACTGCAAAGCTTGAAGCCGAGCGTATCGCTGCTCTTAATGCTAACGCTGGTGCAACGAAGTACATGGAAGCTACTGCTCTCGTGACTATTGCCGAAGCTGTTAAGGAAGGTAAGGTTTCTACTATTATCGTTCCTTACGACTTTAAGGGTATCGTGAACGCTGGTAACAGGTAAGGTTCAGCGCCCTTGAGGCTGAGTGGTTCACACGGGCTTCTAAAACCCATGATTGCAGGTTCAATTCCTGTCAGGGGCGCCAACTATTTAAGGGTGATATATTGATTGTAACCTATCTGCCCTGGCTAATGTCTGCCATGACAATTTGGATGACATTACTTGCTGGAAACAACCATCCACGTGCATGGGCAGTAGGTTTAGTCAATCAAGTTTTTTGGATAACTTGGATTATTGCGAGTCAAACTTGGGGACTGATTCCCATGAGCATTGCATTAGGCATTGTCTACGCTCGTAATCACTTCAAGTGGAATCCTACAGAAGAAAGTAAATAAAATTTAAGGAAATAATTATGACTGAACAATTACCCACTCTCGTTCCTGCTGTAGTCTTTAAGACTCGTGTACGTGATGATTCAATTGAAGGTCCGAACCCATTTCGTTGGGAAGATGTTTCATCGTATGATTACTTTGCAGGTAAGCGAGTAGTTCTATTTTCGCTTCCGGGTGCATTCACCCCGACTTGCTCAACTATGCAGCTTCCTGGCTTTGAAAATTCTTACGAAGAATTCAAGCAGCTTGGTATTGATGAAATTTACTGCGTAAGCGTAAATGATGCATTCGTAATGAATTGCTGGGCTAAGGATCAGAACATTCAGAATGTTAAGGTTATTCCAGACGGTTCTGGTGTATTCACTTCACAGATGAATATGCTTGTTCAAAAGGACAATCTTGGCTTTGGTGTACGCTCTTGGCGCTATGCTGTTGTTGTTGACAACGGCGTGATTGAAAAGTGGTTCATTGAGCCAGGCATTTCGCATAACTGTGAAACTGACCCATATGGCGAAACATCGCCTGAAACGGTTCTTGCATACTTGCAGAGTAATGCTTAAGCGAACATGGATCATAACCGGAGAAATCACTCGTGATGATTTAGAGTGGGTTCTCCGGTCTAGGCTAGACTTTACACGAGGCGAACAGCATTATTTGGATTTTGAAGACATGTTCAATAAACAGCCCGTGAAAGTCCCAAGTAAGCTAGACCCAAGTACAATTATTACTACCAACGAAAAAGAAGAAATGTGGCTTAAACTATATTTTGCTGATAGAGCAATTCTATTAGCAGAAGAGGTTAACCTGCATAAATACGAAGTATGAATGCTATAAAGGAGAAAGAAAATGGCATAGAAAGTTGAATTAGCTTGTAAGGACGTTGTGTTCCACTTTAACAAGGGTCACCTCACCGATCCATCAATTCCCATGTGGGTCTTGAAAACTAAGGGTGAGAGCTACTATGTAAATCACGTTGATTGTTCTGTTCCGTGGTCTACTAAAGAAACTCCC